ACCGCCGCTGCGATCGGGAAGCCGAACTGTTTCAGGATTTCGATGATGTCCATACTATGCGTTCGCCGATATGGTGATTGGTTTGTAAATGATAGCCTGTACCGCTATTGATGGCGACGACGCATGTCCTGTGATCACCGACCCCGCGATGACTTCAACATATCCTGCCGTGATCCGCGCCTTGATCCGGTAAGTTACGGTGATGCCTGAATGTGTCCATGTCAAGACATTGACGAAGGTGTCATTAGTTGCGATGACCGTCGCCTCGTTTGATCCTGACAGCAAGCCGGTGTATGCGCCATAGCCAGAGTTGAAAAGACCCTGCGCTCGGCAGATCCGCACCTGCCCTGCGTCGATATACTGCGCTCCGCAAACTAGCTCGACATTCGGATAGAACCCAAGTCCAGACACATTCCACTTCCAGTTAAACTGGCTAAAGTTTAACATGCCTGGAATAGATGCTGCCACTCGCACATATGACTGCGTATCGTAGTGCGTGCTTAGAACCCCGCTGCTTGAATAGGTAAAGTTGCGGACCTCGCCAATGCTATCGACTGCATAGACGATGCGCCTGATACCGACCGTGGTATATGAAGGCGGTCGGCAGATTGCCAGCCGCCACTCATCCCGCAGCCTTTTCAGCAGGTACGATGTCAACGGACTATCTTGGTCGATTTCGGAGTTAGCTATGCTCATGGCAGTCCAATCATGACTTGCGTCCCGAACGCCTCGGAGTTCAACGACTGCTGTTGAACGAATGCTATTCCGTTCATCGCATTGTTAGACTTTACCGCAGTTAGCGTAATTACATACGCCTCTGCGCTGGCGCTTGCCGATGCAGTAACGGTCATGGTGTGTCCACCATCAACCATAGTGAAGAGCGAAACTGTTCCGCCAGCAATCGGGACCATGACGGTTCCGGCGAATAACGGTCCACTGAATGCAACGTCATATCCACCCGGATCCCATACCCAGGTCGGTCTTGTCAGCGGGTAAAAATAAAACTCACGGGTGTTGTCGAGCAGAAACACCTTCAGATGGGTCGCAACTCCACCAGAATAGACAATGCCAAACCGCAGCGGCACGGTCCCGAAGTAATAGCCGCCTGCAGAATAATCGAACCCGATCGACAGCGGCAACGCGCACGACATAATGCGGCGTGGAAAGACCGGGTACGATGCTGACCCGCCTGGACCTCCAGTGGCGCTGATGATCTTGCGGTAATACTCGTTTTCGAGGGTGCGCGATCCAATGTCGCTAGGCCAGTTGATAGACGCCGCAAGTGCGATCTGATCCTGTGCAACCGGGGTGACGCCACCATCGACTGCCACAAGGCCAGCAACTAAATCATACGGGTTGTCGCGCAATCGCCGCATGAGCGAGTGCGTGATCGGTGATCCTGGGTCAACATCGCTGTCAAGGATGATCTGATACATACTATCCCCTCGCTGCCAGTTTCTTTGCGGTGCGCCATGTGGTCACCTCCCAGCCTGCGTTCACCGTGGACCACGACGGAGCAGTCATGCGCGTCCTGATGTATAGTCCATTCGCGTCCTCGGTAATATCTATCCAGAACGTCATGTCTCCACGCTCGGTGTTATAGAGCGCAACAGCAAGCGAAGCGCCAGAGGCAATACTTATGCCGCTGCACAGATTGATAAGGGGTGGACCGTTTGATCCGTACATAATCGGAAAGTATGCCGACGATAGCGTTCTGCCTGATGCCTCTCGCTGCAGCCTGATCGCACCGTTGATCGAAGCGCCGCTGATCGACGCGCCGCCTGTGCTGTCCGCAGTCACATAGAGGCGTAGCGTCAGCGAAAGGTTTCCGCTAGAGTGCAAAGCGGACAGTCGCGTATCGTAGATGGTGACATCTAGCTCGCTCGGATTGGTCTTACTGTAAAACTCTTTTGTCGCTCCGATGATTGAAACCGCGCCGCCCGGTGCTGCAGCGCCGCTGTCTTGGTAATAATCCTCGTTTGAATCCTCGAAGTCATATTGCGGGACAACGATTGGAGTCGGGTTCGTTGAATCAACGCCCATTGCCGCAAGGTAATTGTTCCGCAGGCGAACAAAGATCGACGCCAGGGGTTCGTCCCCTGGTTCAATTTCGCTGTCGAGGATCGGCGTGTATATGGGAACCGGCATGTTAGGTCATTTCGTATGCGGGTGATCCGTTGCTCATCAGACCAAGGTCATCCGATATGTAAACCCATGCCGCACGATCCGAGGGTGAGGCGCTGCCATAGTTCGCTGGTGCTGGGATCGGGTCGAGCAGATCGGCAGGGTGCGTGATCTTGGCTTGACTTCCAATCGCCAGGACTTCCAGCCCGACGCAATCATAGAGCAGCCCGGTCGTGTCGCCCTTTTCCTGCATCTGGGTCAGCAAGGCATAGACCGATGATGGAGCGCCGTAGATGTCCTGCGCCTGCCGGGTTGTGACTGACACGATGTCGCCAACCCAGAACCCGTCATCCTTCGGGTCGAGGGAAAAGCTGACCACGCGCCTGATGTTTTCGTACTGCTGCAGCAGGTTGCCGTTGATCTGGATGACGGTCGCAACATCAGCGACGGTCAGCCACCTCGACCGCACGGTGCGGATGGATGGCTTGCCATACTGCAGGTCGCTTTCACGGTCCAGATTCACACGGACATCGGTGGTGCGATAGGACTGCAGCAGTTCCATGTTCGCCAACGGCCAGGACAGGTCGAACATCATCCATGTTTGAGTGATGAGCGTTGCCGAGTCCGTCATCACCTGCACGGAATCAGCGACCAGATGATCCGCTTCGTTCAGAAATGCAGACGCAGAGTCCTCCGCACGCACCCCCTTCAGCTTCACTTTTTGATCCCGGTCGTGCCACCAGATGATGACGCCGAGTTGCGTCAGTTCGGTGATCAGCGTTTTCACATCGGTCGGATTCACAATCAAGGCGCTGATGGAGAGGTACGAATACTGATCGTCAATCAGCGTGACCCAGTTCGCGTAGTCGAGGAACGATGCGTCGATGCCTGCCGCTCTGTTCAGCAGATCGAACAGGACATCGTAGATCATCTGCTCATCGTACCACCAGCACGGGACCACGCCTGCGCCGATTCTGTGTTCCTTCGCCACATTGTAGCTTGGCTCATATCTGGCAGGCATCGACGCCCGATTGACGGTGAGCGTTGCCGATGCGGTGCCGATGCCGGTTTGCGCCGTCACCAGCATGATCTCATCCTCGACGCGTATGTACCGCTGACTGGCGTTCCACCATGTCAGCAGGTCTTCAGCAGGCGCAACGGTCAGGATCGTTGCGACATCGTTCGCCAGGACGGACAGCTTGGCAACGCTCGCCTGCGGAACCTTCGCCTTTTCTCCATCAGCGAAGCGCAGCGGATCCTTCCCGTTGATCGTGACTACCCCGTTCTGATCTGGTCCGGTGATGTCCGAAACGATGTAGCTGCGCGAGCGAAAGTTTGCCGCATCATAGCTACCGTCAGGGTTCAGGAACCCGGTGCGGATGACCAGCCTGCGGTTTGCCCAGAACTTATTTCGAGCCAGCCACTTGCCCCAGAATGTCCCTTGTGCATCGGGCTGGTAGGCGCGGGTCGAAAGGTACGGGTCGCAGCCCGAGTCGGACCACGGGTGATCTTGGATGGTGATGCTGACCGATGAGCGGACGCCCAGCCCCTTGCCCGGCTGCAGGATGGCAGTGGTTGAATCGACATTGATGATGGTCGGGATCACTGGCGGCTCGCCTGCCGCCTGCAGCCCGTCGAGGCGCACCGTGCTGAAGCGATAGGGAACATCCGCCTGCGCGTAGTTCGGCTCATCCTGGCAGGAAGATAGGGTGTTGAAGCACAGCTGCGCTCCAGTGACTCCGACCGCTGCGGTGCATGGCGCAGATCCATAGACGCGCGTGCATCGTGGGCTGGGTAGCTCCACGATATAGACCAGCGCCTTGCCGTATTCGTTTGCGCGCTCTACGAAGGTCATTGCGTAAGGAACCTTATCGGCATTTCCACCTTCATGCGCGGAGGTGGACGGTCATTGGTCGGCGCATTGATTTCGGTCGCAACCGCGAACGCAATTTCCTGCGCGTGACCGGCAGGATCCCACTGCCAGAAAAACGCCTTGCGTGCGGCATGGATGGCGAAGGGATCCCAGGTCGAGCGGACCCATGCAGGGTCAAGCAGGTTCAATGACAGCTTGCCGTTCTTTTCAATCCGCTTGATGTTGCGACCGAGGATGCTGCCGTTCATGCTGGCAATGTTCTGCAGGATCACCCCCTGGTACAGCTCGGGCGGTGAGACATCCGCCCACTGGCCGATGGGGAACTCCATCGCTGATCCGATCGCAACCTGACGAATGTCGATCGTGGCACCTGGCGTTGCCGGTTCCCAGACAATGCGGTATCGCGCATAGGTCATGCTGACCGAGGACCAGATCATCGTCGCTCCACTAAGCCCGACGCTGACCACATCTGCCCATGATCCAGAGAACCGCTGCAGCTTGAGGTTCCCAGATGATCCAGCGGCAGCGACCCAGAGGACGAAGGTAGTCACCGCCTCCGCGCCACCCATATTCACTTCGAGGTTTTGACCATCGTCCATCCTGAAGATTGTGAAGTCGCGCCAGTCGTAGGCGTTGACCGGCTCGAACCCGCTGATGGGTGTGCCGCTATAGGTGACGGTTCCTCGCGCGTAGAAATTATCATACAGCACCTTCGCCTTGGTCATCGACGGTTCGTATGGCATCACATCACCTGCGCTTTCAGAGTCATGTTGTCGCCTGCCTGCTCGTTGATCGCTCCGATCAAACCGCGCACCTGCCCGGCGCTGAAGTTGTTTCCATAGAGCGAGACATTGACCTGCGATGTTGACCCGGCGCTGCGCTCATCGGTTGACGCGCCGGTTCCATTGCCCTGCGATGTTGCGCCGCCGCCGCCACCGCCTGCGCTGCCTCCACCCTGGTACTGGGTGGTTGCGATCTTGATGACATTCGCCATGCCTGCCGCGACGATCATCGCGGTCGCGGCAATAGCTGCGGCTGGACCCATCGTGGCAGCGGACGCCATAGCGTTCGTCGCTGCGAGGTAGGTGCTGATCGTGGCTTGCGCTATGCTGAACGCCTTCCACATCATAAACTCTTTACGTTTTTTCTGATCCATCGCAGCAGCGAAAGCGCCGAACATATTGCCCATCGCACCAAGCACCATCTGTTCAGCCGCCATGCGTAGCTGCGACTCGGTTTGCTTGATCTTGGTCATCGCCGTTTCGTGCGCGGCGTATGCTGCTTCCTGCGTGGCGTATGCCTGCTCGTCCGTCGCCTGACCAGCAGCCCACTCGCTCTGCGCCGCTGCCAGTTTGTCGGCAAGGCGCTGGTCCTCAATCGCGCGCATCGCCTCGAAGGACTCGAAGCGTTGAGCGAGCGAGAGGTCCGAGTATTGGGTCTGCAGATTCAGGCGTTCCATTTCGGCATCGGCAACAAGGTCGCGCATCTTGCCTTCGTGCGCCATCCGCAGCGAAGCAATCGCTTCCATCTTTTCCGACTCTTTGCCGATCGCCTCGGCATTGAACGCCTCTAGCGCCGCAAGCCTTTCAGCATAGACGGTGCGCTCTGCTTCGACTGGACCCATTGCGCCGAGCATGAAGTCCGCGCGAGCCTGCGCCGCCTTATCGTACAAACCCTTCCATTCATCGGACAGTTTGTCGATTGCCGCCTGCTCATCATCAGTCGTGACGCGCATCGCTGGCGCAGCGCCACGCACCGGGGCAACGGACGGACCAGTCGCCGCTTCGTTTGCCTTTTCAATTTCTGTGCTGACTCCCGCCCACTGCATGACCAGATTGTGAATGGATGATTCGCTTGCAATGCGGTTGAAGTAGTCAACGGTTTTCTGCGTAGCTCCAGCGAACTCGTCCTTCAGATCAGCGAACCAGCCCGAGACGAAAGACTTCCCGTTGACATTGCCAAGCCCGTCCAGAGCGCCGCGCATCTGGTCGGTGCCGATCTTGACCCGACCGCTGGCCGATTCGATGCCGCGCTTGACATCGGTATCGACGGTCATCGCCCAGTTCTCGAAGTCCATACCAAGCTGCGCCAGCGACTCACCGCCAGCGATACCGAACTGCTTGAACAGTTCGCCAAGGTTCCGCATCTTGCCAGCAATGTTCATCGACAACCACTTGAACAGTTCCAAGAACCCACCCTTGATGTTCTGGAACAGGTAGTCGAGACTGCCCCAGATCACCTTCGCCATACCGGCGAACAGATCGACAAGGCCAGGGATCGCGCGACCGAGATAGGTGACGAACTGGACCGCCTTTTCCAGCGCAGCCGACAAGGCGTAGCCGATGCCGCTGCCGAGTCCCTTCAGAGCGGTGAACGCCAGATCGACAACGCGCCACAGATCCAGCACCACCGCCACCGCCAGCTTGGCAGTCTCGGTCACGATGCCGAGGATAGTGCCAACCGACCCGCTTGCCTCGGTCGCCTTGCGTGCTTCCTGCGCCATCCACGAAAAGTCATCAGCGACGGCGGCAATCGCCTTGCCGCTCATCGTTTCGATTGTCCCCTTCAGCTTTTCAATTTCGTCGCCTGCATCCTTCAGCGCAGAGACTTCGAGCTTCGAGAGAACGCGACCCGTCCGCTCCGCTTCCAGTCCGGTCTGCTTGATCGCCTCCGCACCCATGCCGACCAGTTCGGCCATGTTGCGTGCTTCCTTGCCGAAGATCATCTGCGACATGGCGTAGCGATCTTGTGAATTCGTGACGGTATTCAGCCCTTCGGCCAGCCGGTAAAACGCTTCCTCGGTCCCGGCTTCCTTCAGGGACGCTGCGCTGGTCCCGAAGTTGCGGAGGATCTGCGCCGCATCGGACCCGCTGTCGGATGCCGCAGAAATGAACTGCGACATCTTGAGCAGCGAATTGTTCATGCCTGACATCGAACTGCCCGACTCGACCGCCGCAGCCTGAAGGCGCTGCAGTTGCTCGACCGTCATGCCGAGCGCCGCCGCAGTTTTCCCGAGACTGTCGCCACGCTCGAAGGCAGCGGACACGGTGCTGAAGGTTGCGTAGGCAGCAGCCGCGCCAACCATCGCACCGCCGAAGGACTTCACATGGCTGGCAACGGCAGCAAAGGACGCACCGATCTTGGAGTCGATGCGTCCCGTGACTGCGGTGATGTTGCGCTGGAACTCGGTCGCCGCCTGCTGCGCCTTGACGAAAGCAGCCTGCAGCCCGGCAGATGATCCGGTGATGGCGACCGAGAGGGTTCCGACCTGCTGCGTCATAGCTCGACTCCGATGGTCCGTAGATGTTCCGTCAAGCCAGCCAGCCGGTCCTCGTCATAGAGGCTGCTGTTCCCGACCTGAACCGTCCGCACTTTCGCGCGCACTTCCATCAGCAGGCACATTTCCCGATAGGTCATGTTCCAGGCATCGTCCATGCGCTGCCCATATTCGAGGACGCAGATTGCGGCGCAGGCACTCCAGTCGAGTCCGTCGCCTAGTTCTAGGTCTGCGCCGCTTCCGGTTTTCCCTCGGCCACCGCATCCTTCGCCTGACGGAGTGCCTTTTCGCCGGTCACGGCGTTGCCCAGGAACTCCATGTAGTTCGGAATATGGTTCGCCAGCCCGTCACGGTAGATCGCTGCGCCGATCTCATCGAAGGTCGGAGGACGCGCGTGCGACTTCCATGCAGCGGTGATGCCTGCATGGTATGCCGCAGCGACCGCCTTGAACGGTGCGCTCTGCCTTTCGCCCAACGCCTTCATCGCCTCGAAGACCGACATATGCGCTCGGTCCTCGAAGGCGACGATGGCGGCAAACGATGGCCGCATGATGTAAGTTTTTCCGTCAAGGGTGACTTCGATTTCACCCGCTGCGACATTAGCCATGTTTCCTCCTACAGTTGATGGCTGGTGGTTATGGGTCAGGGATCAGATCAGGGGGCAGCGGTATAGGCAACCGCGCCAGCGGACGCGAGCGACAGCGTGTACTGCTCCGCGCCGTTGTATTCACCGTTGCGCTCGCAACTGGTGATCAGGAACGCGCCGAGGAACGAATCACCACGACCGCTGATGAGCTTCAGCGTGATGATCGCACCGTTGGTCACATCGGACATGATGTCATCCAGAATCGAAGCGTCACTGAAGACGCCGCTGGCCGACATTTCCATCGACCGGATGCCGCAGGCGAGCAACTGACGCCAGGGGGTGTCGCCCTTATCGGTGACATCGACCTGCTCGTTGTTGATGGTCATGCTGGTGGAGCGCATGCCTGCGATGGTGGTGTAAGTGAACGGACCCGCTCCATCTTGCTTCTGGATGAGGAAGTCCTTGCCGCAATACTTCGCCATGACTGGTTCCCTTTCGTGGGTTTCAGGTGGTCACAATGCAGGTGAATCGCTGCACAGTGTGGTGAGTTAGTCCGTCCGGTTCGGTGAAGCTACCGTGAAAATCGTGCCGCAACAGCAGCGATTGCCCACTGGTCATCCCGGTGAACGGAGCGAGGTGGAGCAGCGCATCGACCCGATCGGCAATGGTCTGCGCTTGCTTGTCGCCTCGGTGATCGGTCCAGGTATCAACGACCAGAGCGCCGCTGAACCCGGCAGAGTCCTTGGTATCCCACTCATCGCTGGTTTCCCAACGGACCCGCACGGCAGGCAGCGGTTCGTCCTGCGGCAGATGGTTGAACACCCTGCCGCCGACCAGCGCCGACAGAGGCGCGTCCTGGCTCAACCGCTCCCAGGCGACCTTGGTAATTTCGGCATGGCTCGGGCTGGTCATGGCGAGCCTCCGTCGAACGCCTTGTCCAGTTCTTCCTTGATGATGGCAGCGGCGCGGACCCTGGTCGCCTCCATCGCTGGCCGAAGGAACGGGCGTGCTTCGATGACGGTACCGCGACCGCGACCGGCGCGGAGGGTGCCGAACTCTAGTGCCGCAGCGTAGTCGGTGCGCGCCTGGACATAGGCGACCGCCTCGACCGCTGGCGCTGCAGCGACTACCGATATGGACCGCGCGAGGTTGCCAGTGTCGTTGGCTGGCGACTGGCCGGGTGCCGATGCTCGGTGCTTGCCATACCGGCGACCGGACTTCGGACCCTTCATCACCCGCCTGCGCGCATCGCCTTGCACCAGCATGGCGGCGCGCGTGGTCCCACGGGCGACCGCCTTCCCGGTCTTCTGCTTGAGGCGATCGAACGAAGCGATCAGTTCTTTCGTCCCGGTGACGCGCACGGTCATTGCTCCACCCCCGCTTCAGCGATCAGGCGCAGGAACTTGTTGCGCGACAGCACATTCTCGACACCCCTGATGTTCCAGAGCGTCCCGTTCCATGACAGGCGATCCTCGACCGTGATGTCGGTGCGCCGCCATGTCGTAAATTCCCACCGCTCGAAGGTGCGGATGCGGCCGAGCGCACCATCAGCAAACCGTTCATCGCTGGCCTTGTTCTCCACGAAGCAATAGATGGTGGCGAAGTCGGCCCAGGTCTTGTCCTGACCGCCGCTGCCATCTGGCGTATAAGTCACCCGCTGGACAACCACGGGTTGCCGCAGATCACCTGCCGTGTAATCGTCGGTGCGCTTCCTCACAGGGTCGAAACCCGCAGGATGCGGTACGGGTCGAGGGCTGCGCGGATCGAAGGCAGCGCCAGCACATCAGGCTGCGCGTCCGCATTGTCGCCCCGGTTCGACCAGAGCGCCGCAGCGATGAGCATGACGCCATGCCGCAGGCTGGCAGGGACAGCAGATGCCGCCGCGCCATAGCCAAGGGTGTAGTCCGCTCTGATCGACTTGGCGACCCGCAGCGTGGTCGGCCATGTCGCGCCACGCTGAAGGATCACGCGCGCCGGTTGGTCAGGGTCTTCACGGTCAATCAGGTAAAGACCGGTGTCCATCACCGACTCGCTGCCATCATCAGCGATGCTGGTCACGCTGGCGAAGGCAGTCACCGGAAGCCCGAGCAGATCGAACCAGCGGAACTGCCCCATGTTCGCGTAAGCGACCGGCGCTTGCGTCACCCCGGCACCCCAGGAAGTGAAGTCATTGCCGGTGCCTGGGATGCAGTCGAGCCACATGCGGACGGTGCGCTGGATCAGGCGGCGCGACAGATAGTTCTCGACCATTTCGGTCGCTGCTTCGATGAGCGTGGACAGGTAGGAATCCTCGGTCGCATGCGTCACCCGCAGGTGCGCCTTCAGGACTGCCAGATCAAGCGGCAGAGCGGCAGGACCACTGACGGTCTGCAGGCGCTTGAAGACGGCGCGCGGCACCGTCCAGCCACCGAGAGGAACGGAGGATGGGTAGATGCCTGCCGACATTAGATCCTCCGCTCTGAACGCTTCAGCCCGATCTTATCGCAGAGCGCGACCAGCGCCTCGCCTGGACCGAAAACCCCACGCTGGATGGCCGAGGTCACGGCGAGCTTCAGCGCATCGGCAACCCACTTGTTCGGGACTGCGATCGGTCCCGACAGGTCGGAATCACGCAGCCACTTCAGCGCATCGGTCCCGTCACCGATCAGGTCGAGGGCGGTGGCCCAGCCCGGCGAACGCAGAGCGATCACCAGCGCCTCTCTGTCATCTGTGGTGATGGTGATGGTTTGGGGTTCCGACATGGTTGCTTCCTCCTACGGAGCGGCGTTGTTCTATCCTGCTCGCGCATCCCGACAACCGGCAGGTTAGACCGCAGACTGCGCGGCTGCTGCCGCTGCTGCCGCTGCAGCCGCTGCCCGCTCGGCTGCGACATCCGCCTGCTCCAGCGCATCGACCGCCGCCTGGATTGGCGCGAGCAGCGGCAGCAAGGCGGCATCGCAAACCGGCGAGCCATCGGGCAGGAAAGCGATGTCGCGGTTGATGGTGCGAGTGACCGACCGCGCCACGATGCTGCCGGTGTCGGTCATTTCCTCGACCTGCTCGCGCACTATGCGGATGCGATAGCGTTCAGGGTCGTCCAGGTCGAGCGTGATGCGACGGGTGCGCGGACGAGGATCAGCGATGGTGATAGTCTTAGGCACTGGATGTTCCTATGCTGGTTCGATGATGAGCCACGCGACATCGACTGTCGATGATCCGGTGACGGTGATGCTGAAACTTGTTCCAGGGATGCGGCTGGTTACTTCTGCTGCGGTCGCGGTGCCGCCGTTAGCCTGAACGCATAGGAAGATGCGCGAGTTGGCGGTCACCTTGGTCGTGCTGACGGTCGCTGATCCACCGCTGGTTGCGACAAGCCCCATCGTGGCATCGCTACCCTCCGCAACCTTCACACCCTTGCCTGCGGTGCCGCACACAATGTCCCCACCAAACCACGACTCACCGCCGATCACTCTGATCGCCTGATTGCGTGTGCTTCCTCTGGTTGGTTCTTCGATGACGATTCCATAGTGATTCGTTATCGACACGCCGGATGCGAGCGGAGGCAGGTTGGCGATGTATCCGCCATAGTAGTTGGTCAGCGCGAGCGCACCGCCTGCCCCGAGTGCCTGACCAAGATCGCCCTTTTCGTACCAGCCAGCAACTCCAGTGACTATGCGCGATGTGACTAATGCCGAGTTGCTGCGCAGGTTTGTGCGGTTAGCAGACAACGCGACGATTGCAGTCTTGTCGCCGGTGATGTTCTGGACGCTTGGCTGGTTGAGGATGCTAGCGCATTCAGCGGTGGTCGATGCGCCGCCTGTAAGCTGCCCAAATGTCCTGACTGCTGCTCCAAGATCATTGCTGATGCTGCGGTACACATCGGCACCGCCATTCGCGGCAACGGTCGGGGCGAATGTGATTGAATTCTGCTGAACCGTAACTAGCGCAGTACCGGCGATGGTGATAGTGAACGATGTGGATATCAGGCGCGATGAGGCAAACGCTGTGTTGATCGCGCTGCCGCTGGTCCCTGCCGCATATGCGCGATGCTCTACCGCTCCACCTGCCGCACTCCCCGTTCCGCGACCGGCATAGATGATGAGGTCAGCGCCAGCGATGTTGGTTCCGGTTGCGTCCGTGGTCTGGAAAGTGAAAGCGGCAGGAGTGGCGCTGGTCGGTCCGCTGCCAACAATCATCTGCGTGTACCCATCACCTGCGCCACCGATCACAATCTGGTTCGTAGCGGTGGTCCATGAGTCAGTGCCGAGTACAAGGCAGTCCAGATGATCGGCAACGCTGGACCAGCCAATAACGATGGAGTCCTCAACCGGAACCGAAACATGACCACCGATGCCGATTCCGCGACCGACACCTGAACTCACCGATGCGCCGCGACCGATGGCGATGGTGTCGTTTGATCTTGATGCCGCGCCTTGCCCAACTGCGATTGAACCGGACCCGCTGGCGATGACCGAGCCTCCGATGCCGACCACATTAGTAGCCGACTCACAGTTGGCGTTGTTTCCAATAAGCACGCCAGCGCCGGTCTTCGCAACACCGCCAGGTCTTCCTGCCCTGTACCCGATGGCTATCATATTGGCAGATTGCGAGTATGCCTCGCTTCCGATGACAACGCATCTGTTCGCATTGCCCGATGCTAACCCTCCAATCGCAACGCTTTCCTCCCCTGCGCCTGCGGTGTCTCCAATCGCAACGCCAAAGGCACCATCGACGCCGCTGTCAGCGCCGATGCTGACCGCTCCATCACCTGCGACGAACACATGGGCATCTGATCCGATAGCGATGGAGTCTTGACCATCCGCACCGATGTTGTCTCCAATGGCAATGCTGTTTGATCCAGTTGCGTTGGCTTGGTATCCAAGCGCGACAGCGTTATTACCTGTCGCATATGACGATGCTCCAACCACGATGCTTCCGCCTGCCGTCGCCTCACTCGCACCGCCAACGCAGATTGATTGTGCTCCAACCGCCTCGGCAAAACATCCGACCGCAATACTCAGGTCCGAGGATGAAACGGCACTATCGCCAACCGCAACAGACTGCGTTCCGTTGGAGACCACATTGTTGCCGATGCCGACCACGAACGCAGCCGAACCAGGGTCAGCGTTTGAGCCAACAAGCACGCCTCCGCCAACCCGAGTCACGCCGCCTGGGCGACCAGCACGATAGCCAATGGCTATGCCTGTTCCGGTTGCCTCCTGACCCACAGCAACGGCATAGTCTGAAGTTGCTGAGGCTGACCGACCCACGACCACTACACCGCTGGCCGATGCCGTCACGCCGAACCCGATGGCGGTGACATAGGTCGCACCGTAGCTGCCGACCACACCGGTGGCGCTGCCGAGCAAGATGCCGTTCTGAAGGTTGATCGTGGATGCGCCGCCGCGCACGATGCAGATGCCGTTGTTGCCGAGTATGCCTGTGCGATCACTCGCCAGGATCAGCATGCCGTTGGAGCCAGATGCGGTGCCGGTTGCCCGACCAAACACTGCGTTGGCACCACCAACCGATCCGTGAACCAGCAGATCAGCGCCAACCGCCACGGTGCGCGACAGGTCGGAGCCGACAGGCGCAAAGGTGATCGACGCGCCAACAGCAACCGCCTGCGTTCCAGGCACCGAGCCAAAGTGACCTGGGCCTGCGACAAATGAGTTGTCAATCTTGGCAGGATCTGGTGAGGCTCGCAAAGATCCAACCACACGCAGCGCCGAGGCATCCCAGGTCAGGTTTGCGTCTGCTGTGATGCTGTCGGTGCTGGCCCAGAACGCGACCGCAGATGCGATGCCACTGCCGCGACCTTCGACACGGGTGCCGAGGTCGGCAACGATGCCGCTGATGCCAAGGTCGGCGTATGCCTGCGCGACCACATCGGACCAGAGGATATGGCGCGAGCCTGTCGGGCTGGTGTCGATGACGGCATACAGCAGAGCGCCGCCAGCGAGCGTGGCGACTGAAGTAAGCGCCGAAACCTTGATGCCTGCCATGATTTATCCCTCGACCTGTAGGTTGTCCGCGCCGCTTTCCACCAAGATCAGCAACCCGCCCTCGGTGATCAGATCCACGGACTCAACGAAGTCGAGCGCCGCAGCCGATTGGAACGCCACTTCGTATCGCTCGCCGTCATTATGTTCGCCGCTGCGGGTCAGAGCGACTATCTGGTACGCGCCTTCGGCCAGGATGTCCGCGCCGCTTTCCACGCGCACCTGCAGCGGATCACCTGTGAAGCTGGCCGAGCATATGGCGTTCCAGACCGAGCGGGTCAGATCATCGCGCATCACCCCGGCAGCGAAAGACTCGGCAAAGCGAACACCGCAGCGGGTGAGTTCCCGCCACGGTGATGCTTTGCCCGAGGACTCGACTTCCTCGTTCTGGATGATGAGTCTGGTCGAACGCTCACCGGGCAGGTTCTCCCATTGCCCGGCGATGAAGACCAGAACGCGAAAGTCCCGCCCGGCGCGTGACGCCATGCGAGCCTCGACCTAGATCAGATCGGGTTCGTGACCGGACGCTGCGCCGGGTAGCCGAGCGAGGCGGTGACGGTCAGGATGGTGCTGGCCGAGAGGACCGTGACCACACGGGCGTACCGCTTCGCGCCGATATAGGCGATGCGGCGCGTGGTGCTGACGGCATGCGCGCCGCCATCGTTGATGACCGCAGCGGCAGCGGCAGCAGCCCACGCCGAGTTGTCATCGGATTCCTCGACCGTGATGCTGGTGGGTTCCGGTGCGGTCGCGCCGAAGTGCAGGTTGAAGGTGGCCGAGTCGTACCCCGACAGATCGACCGAGGCGCTGGTGATGGTGCCGGTGGCAGCGGCGGAAAGGCCAGCCAGAGCGATCGAACGCTCGTTGTGCATCGTTTCGCGGTTGGGCATTGGAAGAATCCCTTGTGGGTTGGTTCGGTAGCACGCCTCTTGCGGAGCATGCCGGGTGATAGCGACACCGAACCCCAGGCACCACCATGATGCCTGGGGTTCGACTAGATCGCTGGCGAGCCAGTGATCAGGCGGCGCACTTCAGGAGCTTGATCGCCTCGAAGTTGACCACATCACCGCCCGTGCGCTTCACCCCGTAGAACAGGACGAAGGGCTTGGCGCTGAACGGGTCGCGGAGGATGCGGATACCCTGGCGATCGACAATCTGGTACGCTTCGCGCCAGTTGGCGAAGGCGACCGGGAAGGCGTTCGCGCCGATGAGCGGCATGTCATTGAACTCGGCAATGGCGTAGCCGAGCAGGGTCGAGGGCTGACCGCCCAGACCGGGTTGCCACAGGTAGTTGCCCAGGTTGTCGCGCAGGCGGCGCACGCGAGCGAAGGTGCTGCGGTGCATGGCGAAGGCGGTGCCGGGAATGTCGCGGTACTGCGACTTCAGGCTGAACACCAGATTGATCAGCGAGTCGGCCTGCGCCGGGTCGGTGCCAGAGGCAGGGACCGGAGCGAAGTCGGCGGCAGCGCCGGTCTTGGTGAACCCGATCTGCTTCAGAGCGAAGTAGTTCAGGCTGCTGTCATCAGCGACAGCGGTGTAGTTCATGAAGCCCTTCGGCTGGGTGACGCCGTTGCCATTGACGAAGGCGGCGTTTTCCAGGCGCGCGAACTTGTCGGCCATCTTGGTCGAAAGCCAGCCCTCGGCATCCCACGCCGCATCGTCCAGCAATTTCTGGGTGGCGGCAGGCTGGGCATAGACCTCATGCGTCGGGATGCGCCACATGCCGAGCTTGGCGTTGCCGGTCTGCGCACGCGCCGTGCTTTCGCCAACCCAGCCAGCCGACGCCTCGTCGGAATCGACCGGGCCTTCGAGCGCATCGGTGCTGATGGTCTGCACATTGGCGAACTGGCGAATGGGCGAAGTCTCGAAGATCCGCTTGACCATGCGACCGCTCATGTCGGCGTGGACCATGTAGCCACCCTGCGTGTCATCGGCCACCTGCAGCGCCTTGCGCTCCAGTTCGGGCAGACCGGCGTCGATGCCCTTGCGGACATAGTTCAGGAACGCCGCCTTGTGCTGCGCGACTTCCTCGCGCTCCGCAGGCTTGCCGTCCGCGCCGAGGACCGGGCTGCGCTTGAAAGCGGTTTCCAGTTTGTTCAGGCGGTCGGTCTTTTCGTCGATGCTGGTGTTGATCGCAGCCAGCTTGGACTCGAAGTCAGCGACGGACTTGCCGTCAGCCTTCGCCTTCAACTGCTCGGTGTGGGTTTTCTTGAAGTCGGCCCAGTCCTTCTGGATGCCGTCGATCAGTTCCTTGACTTCCATGATGCTCTGCTCCCGGTGGGGGTTGATGGTTTGCGCGGGTCAATCGTCGTGCGATTCGCCACGCAGGATGGCACGAAGACGAAGCAGGTCGCGCATGTCGGCGGCTGCATCCTTCGGAGGATCATAGGTCGCAGCGAGGCGAGCGAACCCGCCTGCAAGCAGCGCCTTCGCCTGATGCTCGGTCATGCCAGCGTCGGTCAGAGCGCGCAACAGGTGCGCCTCGGACGGAGCGGCATCGTCGGTCATTAGCGACTTCATCATGGTCACGATCGCCTTCGGGTTCATCCCGTAGCCGACCACGCTGACTTCGAACAGGTCCACTTCCTCCAAGGAACGGACCTGTTTCTTTTCATCGTAGCTCCACCGCTTCGCAGCGTAGCCGATGCTCAAGCCCTTCGGCCCGGTGCCGCGCATCATGTTGCACGCCTTGCGGGACGCCTCGGTTTCGGCATCGCCAGTCCATAGCTGACCCTCGACCACCAGACCACGCGCGTCCTCGCGCATTTCGATCCAGTCGCCAATAGGTTCGCTGCGATCGTGCATCCAGCAGAGCGCAGGCAGGGTGCTGGTCTTCGCGTGCGCTTCCAGGGACTTGCCGAAGCAGCCCTTCACGCAGACATCCTTGCCCAGATCCACATTGCCGAAAGTGCTGCCGTAGCCCTTGAAGCGACCCGGCTGGGACGCATCCATCTTCACTTCGCAGAGCGGAGCGCAGAGGGTGAGCATGCGCGTTTGTAATGACTGCCGTTGCGGACGCTAGTGGGAACTGTTTAGACGGATTCGTATGTCGCAACGCACCGGCAGTTGATGATTTCTTGCGGCGGTCCATCTGGATCAGACGGGAACATAAGTTCAGCGCCGCCAACGATGAACGGTTCGTCAAGGTCGCGCCGCTGCCCATCCGCCTCGGCGTGCGATTCGCGGGTTCGATCATCCTCCGTGCTGGTCCAGACCTTCACCGTCTTCAGCCCGAGGTCATCGGAAACCTCGCGCATGTTCTCGAATTCACCCTTGCCGATGGCAGCAGCGGACTCGGTTCGAGCGATGGTTTCGGCTCGTGCCGGTGAAATGCTGGCGACCCGCTGGCGTATCTCGCGCGCAATTTCCCGAGGGTGCGCCTGCTCTGCCAGCCCGGCAGCAATGGCGTTCCTGATGCGCGCCTGCGTGGTGCGTCCGATGCTCACCGACCGCGCTGCCTTCGCCTTCGCCCACTTGGCAATGCGTGCGCGCATCTGCTCTGCCGTGTCTAGCTTTCGCTCCCAGGTCGGATGCGCCTTGCCGAGCGCGTCGGCGCTATGCTCGACGCCTGCGAGTGCGGCGCGGAGCAATGCCGTTTGGAGCAGCGCCGCCAGCCTGCGCTGGTGATCCTTCATCGTCGGAAGCCAGGACGGGTAGGCTGCTGCCGCCTCGTTCCCTGCTCGGTTGAACTCCCGCAGCAGCGCCGTCGCCATGCTCCGTTCGTGAGTCGCCTGCAGGCGGTGGAAGGCTCGCGCCTGTCGGCGGCGCTGCTCTCGGGAAAGGCGCATCGTGGTCATCCTCCATGTCCGTGCCGCAGCGAGCGCAGCGACCAGTCCCATCATCCCGCGAGAACCCGCAGGCTGGGCAGTTCACCGCTTCGTTTCCATCAGGTAGGCAGGCATGGTCGCGCCTGGGCAAACATGCACAGGCATTTCGCGCAGGATCGTGCCGTCCTTGCCGACAAGCCATGCCATCAGGCGGTGCCGATCCCGCACCAGAATCAGCTTACCGGCTGGCGTCTGCTGCTCACTGACCGGCAGCATCGGTCGCCTCGGGTTTCGGTTTGCGCGGCATGCTCGCCAGAGCAGTCAGCAGCGCATCGACTGCCGCCTCGGCTGCGCTCGGGAAGGCGATGCGGACCACAGCCTCGGCTGCTTCCGTGGGCAGGGTGCCATCGGCCACCGACTGCACGATGGACAGCAACGACTGGATCTGCGCGCCGTTGAGCGCCGTCGCCTGCACCTGCTCGGCAGGCACGGCAGGCTCGCCTTCGGCGGTCGCCTCGGTTTCGATTTCCTGCGTTTCGCTGGCGTCATCATCCTCGCCTTCGACATCGGTCTGGGTTTCGTCGCCATCCTCGGGCAGCAGCGCACCGCCGAGCGGGACCAAGGTGGACGGCATGAACACCTCATCCGCGCCAGGATCAGCGATGGCAGGAAGCCCGGTCGCCAACCGCTTTTCGTTCAGCGTCATCCACGATGACTGCGTGACGCTCAACCAGCGAGCGGCGCGCACTCCTGCCAGCGCAGGCAGATCCTCGGTGTAAAGCACGATGCGAACATCGGGGCCGAAGGACGGAGCGAGCCAGGAGTTGAGCGAATCGACCAGCGATTCTGCAACCGGAATCACCGTGTCTTGGTAGAGCGCCTGCCGGGCTTCCTGATAATTCGCGTAGGTATTGTCGCCAGGGATTCCCAGCACCATCGGAGGCACGCCGAAGGCCAGCGCAATTTCACGCGCCGAGTTCGCCTTGCCTGCCATCCAGTCCATTTCCGCAGGCGACAGGCTCATCGCCTGCCACTCCATGCCGCCTTCGAGCAGCATGGGTCGGCCAGCGTTGCTACCGCCAGCGTAGGCGTTGTTCAGTTGTTCCTTCAGCGACTCGAACTGCTTTTCCGACAGGGTGGCGGGTGAGCCATTGCCAGCGCCACGATAGACCAGCGCACCGCTCGGGCGGCATCCGTTCTGCAGCAGCGACTGGTTCCACGCGCCTGCCTCGTTGTGAGCATCGACCGCGAACGCTGCCGCCTCGACAGGCGATTGCCCGTACCAGTCATCAGTCGGGTGGAAGAACTTCATGTGCAGGACCGGCGAGGTTCCGGTCAGCGGATCGACCGCCCATGATTTCGTCTGACCGTTCACCTCATAGATGAACCCGGCTGGACCGGACTTGCCGGGCTTGACCTTGGTCCGATCCGGTCGCAGGCACCAGAGTTCGAGCGGCGGCTGGCGATCGGGACCGACGCCTTCGACATAGGTGTTTCCGGTCAGCATCAGATAGGCGACCACCGCCTCGAAGAACTGCGCGTGACCCGCCCACGGGTTCGGTCGCGCGAGTAGCTTCACCAGCGGATGCGATTGGTCGGCCATGCGATCACCGATCATCACCCGCATGGGGATCTTGGCAGCGCCTCGCGCGACCTCGCTGATCGCCTTATAGGCAATCACATTCTTGCGGTAGGCTTCCTCGGAATACTGCGCCGGGTTGCGCTTGTAGGCAACGCCTCGGTCCTGCCCGGCGTAGGCGACATAAACCAGCGGAGCGGTGGCGCTGGCCTTGCCCTCGGGCTGCTGACCGAAATGGATGTTCAGACCAAGGAAGGACAGGCGCATGTTGCAGTCTCCAGGCGGCAAGCTACCGGGTTGCGGCGGCAGGTGAAGTCACAGGGACCGGACCCGAGGCTCGGCGTGCGCGCCGATCATCAGGTCAGTCACCAGCCAGACCAGCGCATCCATGCGGTCGGGCGACCGCTTGCTGGTGGCAGGATCGAAGGAAGTCATCTGGTCTTCGAGGGCTGCATGCTGCCCGACATGATGCACCCGGCCCTGCTCATAGAGCGCAGCGATGGGTTCCGCGCGGATCGCCTTGCCTCGGGTGGCATGAACTGCCCGGTAGGAAACCATCGGATCGACGGTGCGTATGGTCGCCTCGACCAGATCACCGCCGTTGTTCACCTCGGCAATGATCCGATCCGCGCAGTTGTCCTGATACCATCCGACCGCCGCCTTCGCCCACTCCAGCGCCGCCATGTGACCCGAGAGGTCGGCCAGGATGTAAGCGTGACCATCCTCGCCAAGCCCACCCGCAACGATGCCGGTTTCGTCTGAGTCTGGATTGCTGGTGACTGCCGGGTCGATGGCAATGGCGATGCGGCGCAGCGCAGGCGCATGCCGCACCCGGTTGCGTTCGATGACCCGCCCGTTCCACAAAGCGCCTGGGTTGTCATCCAGCACCTCCGCTTCGATTTCCTGCCTGCCCAGGCGCGTGCCTTCGTAGCGGGTGAGGATTTCTGACAGGAAGTTCTGCGCCAGATTGCCAGCGTTGTCATAGGTGCTGCCGCCAGTCACCGTGCAATCGTGGCGCGACAGCAGTTCGCGGATCAGCTTGGTCGGTCGCGGCGTGGTGGTGATGCAGGCTTGCGGATGCTCACCCAGGCGCAGACCGAACATCAGATTGTCCCAGGTTTCCCGATCGTAGCGCCATGCCGCGAGTTCATCGGCCCAGCATGCGGTGTGCTGGGGACCGCGCAGCAGATCCGGTTCGTCGGCGCTGAAGCAGGTCGCCGTTGCGCCGCTGGCGAAAGTGATTCGTCGCTTGCTTGGCTCATAGTTCGGTCGCTCGGAATCAGGGAACACCCGCATGATGCCGCTCGGTCCTTCGACCATGACATCGCGCACATCGGCTGCGGTTCTTCCGACTAAGGCGATCACCTCGTTGCGGTTCCGCACCCGCTCGCGTATCCATTCCGCTCCGGTGCGCGTCTTGCCCCAGCCGCGACCCGCCTTGATGAGCCAGAGCGTCCAGCCACCGGGCGGCGCGACCTGCTCGGGTCTTGCCCACATCCGCCATGACCAGATCAGCAGCCCGGCAGGCACCCCGTTGAGCAGCCAGCGACGTTCCTGCGGACTCAGTTTGGCAATGCGTTCAGCCAGCGACGGGTGGCGGTGCTGCATCGCTGCCCTCTCGCTGGTCCGTCTTCCGCTGCTTGATTTCACCCAGGCGCTTAAACCTCGTTTCAAGCAGGTCGATCAGGCGCGCGGCGTTTTCGTCCGTGGGCTTGGCTTCCTCGAATACGATACCCGTGGTTTCGCGCCACCCACCCTGGCACTTGAGATAGAATATCAGAGCGGACAGGTTCGGGCGGGTTCCCTTCGCCTGATCACCGACCGCCATGTTATAGAGCGCCGCGCCTGCTCGCGCCACGCTCTGCGCTCGACCTTCGTTGAATGTCCCGATCATCCAGCGCCGCAGCGACTCTTCATCGAACCCGGTGATGAGCGCCGTTTGTGCGAGGTTGCACCCGCTGGCCGAGCAGGTGCGAACCTTGGAAATCAGTTCCGCCGTGATGTCGGCCCGGCGACGGATGCGCTGGCGTTTCTCGCTCATGCTTCACCGTCGCCGGGCAGATTGTGGAGCGGTGGGATCGGTGCTGCCCCGTCCTCTCGCGGCTGGAAGCCGCGCGCATCATGGATGCTTCCACCGCATAGTGGCTTGCTCGGCATCATTCGTGTCCAGCCAGGAAGTCCATAGCCATCAGTTCAAGCGCACGACCCTCGCTCATATCGGTCGAGTTCTCGCGCACGCGAATAGCGTTCACCGCTCGCGCGACCACCTCGAACTGATCGGCGGTCAGCGTGACTTCATGGGTCAGCAGGCTATCGTCTGCGGGTTCCTCTGGCGCTGCTGCATCATCGAAGGCGGCGCGAGCGATGGCATGCAGGTCGCCATCGGTGAACCCCAGCATGTGAACATCGAAGTCGGCAGTCTGCAGTTCGGTCAGGTTTTCGTGCAGCGCCTCCCAGTCCCAGGTCGCCAGTTCAGACGATCGGTTGTCTGCGATGGCATAGGCTCGGGCGGTCGCGTCATCATCCTCGACCAGAGCGGCAGCGATGAACGGCCAGCCGAGGCGCTGCGCTGCTGCCAGCGTCCCGTTGCCAGCCAGCACCGTCCGATCAGAGCGGCGCACCACGATCGGGCGGCGCTGCCTGAAGCGAGCGAGCGAGTCGGCAATGGCGTCGAGGTTGCGCTGGTTGTGCTTCCTGGCGTTGCGCTCATCCATCCGCACCGACACCAGCGGCACCGCCAGAGCATGCAGCGCAGGCACGATGTTCTGCATGCCATCCGGTGGGATGTCTGGTGCATCGTCCTGCGCTGCGCTCATGGTCAGACCGTCCAGTTGCGAGGAATGGTGCGCCAGCCGAGGACCGCGACGGGTTCGCCGCTGCGATGGAACGCCTGGACATGCAGCAGCGCCGGGTTCGGTGAGGCGACCTGCCCGAACTCAACGATGTCGATTCCGCCGCTCTGCAGGATCACGATGACTCGCGCTCCGTTGCGAGGCGTGCGCGTGATCGGATGGAAGCCGCGCGGAATGGTAAGCGCCGGTTTCGGTTCCTGCGCCTGGGGTTCTAGGGTTTCGGACATGGTTCCTCCTGAGTGCCTGCCGGTTCATCAAGCGAAGCGAGTAGCGGTATCGGGTCGATGCCTGCGTGCCGGGTCAGCGAGGCGAAGGACAGCAGAGTCGGCAGGCGCTTGCCGGTTTCATAGCGGCACGCCTCCACTGCGCTGATGCCAGCGGCGCGAGCGAACGCAGCCTGAGTCGGTATGCCTGCGTCGATGCGTGCGCGGATCAGCGCCGCAGCGAAGGACTTGTGCTGATCGTCAGGCATCGGCGCTGCCCTTCGCCTTGCCGAGATACATCCGCGCGCCTGCCTTGTCGATGTCCGAGAACGGCAGGACCGGCACGGTCAGGCGCTCGCGCACGCCGGGCTTGAGCGGCAGAATGTAGCGCAGTTGGAAGCCGGGCAGGCTGCGGACATTCGGCAGACCCGTGATGTTCTTGCTCGGCCAGTTCGTGATGCCGCAGGCTTCCAGCACCTTGCGCCGAACCTCTGGCGCGCACCGAAAGCTGATGTCGGTGAATATGACATTGCCGACCTGCATCAGCGTTTTGTTGCTCTTGATCCCGGTCAGCAGGAAGCCAGAGGCACGGTAGATGGTTCCGTCGCCGCATTGGGTTCCATCGCTGAACGACAAGATCCACTCCAGGTTCGGGTATGCTCGCTTGAGCAGGCGCACGCCGACGCTGATGAATCTTGACTCGGTGTTCTTCGGCGTGGCGTCGATCATCGCCATGCGGTTCAGTTCGATCATGTCATGCCAGCGAGTGCCGCGCACCAGCGGCAGAACATGACCCCGGTCCATCGGTGGTCCTAGCAGCATGACGCCGACCAATCGCGCGTCCATGAACGCGCCGAGGTGGACTTGTGAATTATTCACCGTCCCGCCAGAATAGTGCCACCGCTCAACGAAGCGCCGCGCGTCATCGCTGCGGATCGGCGCGACTCTGATGTCCTTAGCGGTTGCCATTGCGGCACGCCTTCAGGATCGCAGCAGATGGATTGTTCGACTCGAAGGTATCTAGCCACGCCATCACTTCGTCGCGTTCCGAGAGGGGCAGGCGGATCGTTATGGTGCCGATGTCATCAGCGCCACGGTCGCCTGCGCCGAGGTCAGGCATTGCCGCATCCTGCACGCCGATTCCGATGGCGGTCAGTTCTTCAGGCGCGAACCCGATCACGCCCAGGTTGAACCAGTCTTCGTTGAGCGCCTGCAGTTCGATTGCCAGCGCCTCGTCATCCCACCCGGCGTTGAGCGCCAGCTTGTTGTCTGCGATGACATAGGCTCGGCGCTGCGACTCGGACAGATGCGAGAGGCGCACGCATGGGACCGCATCTAGCCCGAGCAGCCGCGCCGCAAGCACGCGACCGTGACCTGCGATGATGGTCCCGGCTGCGTCGATCAGCACCGGGTTCGTCCAGCCGAACTCTCGGATGCTGGCGACAATCTGCGCGACCTGCGCCTCCGAGTGCGTGCGCGAGTTGCGAGCAAACGGGACCAGCGTTGCAAGCGGCAGTCGCTCCATCGCTTCAGGCATCCAGGGAAGGGGCGGCTGGCTGGCGCGGCTGGCTGGCATGCCTGGACTCTGGCGGCATGGCCGTCCCGGTCAACGCCCCTTGCCTCGGCTGGGAAACTGGGCCAGGTTCTAACTGCATGACTGGTCGATGGTTGACGATGACCTGGATTCCTATTGATTGCACGCCATTGCCAGCACAGTAGGCAGCATGAGCAACGCCCCTGCCCCCCTCACCCGCGACGATGCCGATGCGCTCGCCATGATGATCGCCGCGCGCCACGATGGTTGCCGCCTGCCCTGCGGCGCTGAACTGCGCGCAATCTGGCACGATGCCTGCCCGATCATCCGCCCGACCGCGACCGCCATTGCCCAGGTGCGCCGCGCCGCTCACCGCCTCGGCCTGATCTGATCCCCTTCCCATCCACCCCGCTTCACCGCACGGAGCAACCATGACCATCACCGCCCTTTCCTCCCATCACCTCACCCTGGACGCCACCTGCGCTGGCATGGCTTACAATGCCATGCGCGGCGCACCTCGCATGGCTTTCCTGCGCCTGCAGGCGCACCATCTGGAAAGCGGGATCCAGGCGAACGCCGACCAACTGGCGGCGCTGCTGAACATCTGCGAACTGGCCGACTGCTCGGAATCGCTGGCCGTCCGCAACCTCTCGCGCCGCCTCCGCATGGCGGTGCGCGATGCCGAGGTCCGCGCCAGCGAACAGGCGGCGCAGGAGGATGCCGCCAGCCGACAGGCGATCATGCAGGACCGCGCCGAACCCGGTGAGCATGCCAGCGAAGGCATGCCTGCCCTGCCGAGCGCCTGCGACGGCATGGATGACGATGAACTGGAAGCCTGCCGCCGCGCCGAGGACCGCGCCAGCCTGCCCGACAATCATCTGGAAGCGCAGGCGGAACGCGAGCCTTCCTACCTGCTGCCCGAGGACGAAGCGGACGCAGCGCCGGTCGATCCGCTGGCGCGCGATGCTGGGCCAGGTGAGGAAGCCGCCGCTGCCGAGTTCATGCGGATCAGCAGCGAGCAGGAGCAGCCGAGCATGGCCGAGGTTCTGGACGGCCAGACGCGCAGCCTCGACCAGACTTCCGCCTGGATCACGAACGCGCCTGCCGCCTACGATGGGTTCGGCACTTGGACCGAGCAGAACGGACCCGATGGGCAGCGGACCGTCCGCATCCACGCCGATCATCTGGAGTGGCAGGCGCGCCGCTACTGGAGCGGTGGGTTCGGCTGCACCCGCCACCAGCGCACCAGCGATGCCGCCGCTGCCGCCATGATGCAGATGGACCGCGCCAGCGAGGCGGCGCAGATGGAGCAGGCGCAGGCGGCGCTGGTGGCTGAAGGCTGCACGGTGGGGACGCTGGATCAGGCGCAGCAGGAAGCGCACGCCGACCGCATCCTGGCGGCGGCTGACGCTGCTTCCTCGGCCCTGCCCATGCCGCGCCTGGAAGTGCTGGTTCTGCAGGCGGTCGCGCAGCACCGCCGCCGCTGCTTCCTCGACTCGGTGGCGCTGCCCGAGGCTCGGGCGGTGGACATCCTGGCGGCGCTCGACGCTCTGGCGGCGCGCGGGATGGTCGAACAGCAGGCGAGCGGGACCGGGCTGCACACGGTCATGCTCGCGCCTGCCTTCGCTGATCGCATCGACGCCGGGCTTGAGGCGCTGCCCGAGGTCCAGAGCGAGCAGCCGCGCCAGCGCCGCGCCAGCCTGCCGCGCCAGCCGCGCCGCGCCGCCTCGGGCTGCACCGCCTGGAGCATCCGCGCTAAGGGGCGGGACGGCATCCTCCGCGCCTGCGATGGCGGCTGGAGGTTCGACGGCGAGGATCAGGTCCACGCCACCCGATCGGCTGCGGCGCAGGCTTTCACCGGCTGCGCGACCGCCACCGCCACCCGCTTCGCCCCCCTCGAAACCCAGGCTTGATGCTGGCGAATGCCAGCTATACCTTGCCATAGACCGCACAAACCCGCCCGGCCCTGCCGGGCAACCCAGGAACATCCACATGGCTCACAATATCCACATCGACGCCAACGGCACCGCCGCCTTCGCTTCGCTCCGCAAGTCTGCTTGGCACGGACTCGGGCAGGTGGTTCAGCAGGAAATGAACGATCAGCAGATCCTCGACGCCGCTGGCTTGAACTGGCAGGTCACGGAGCAGCCGGTCTTCAGCGCCGAGACGCTGGACCTCGGCGGTGATTCGCTCACCACGCACAACCAGATCGAAGGCTACAAACTGCTGCGCCGCTCGGACTCGAAGGCTGACCTTGCGGTGGTCAGCGCCGACTTCCGCGCCTTCCAGAACGCAGAAATGGTCAGCCTGATGCGCCGCATCGGAGGCGAGCAGGTGGTCTGGGAAACCGCTGGTGCGCTCGGCGCGAAGGGCGCGACTTGCTGGTGCCTCGCTCGCCTGCCCGACCTGGGGTTCTCGCTCGGCAATGACGCGACCGAGTTCTACATGCTGATCACGAACGGTCACGGCAACAATCGCGCGCTCACGGTGATGCCGACCACGATTCGGGTGGTCTGCCAAAACACGATGCGCGCGGCTGAAGGCGACCGCAAGCAGCAGAACCAGCGCCAGCGCAACGCGCAGCGCAGCGACTTCAGCGCCTCGGCGCTGGCGGCTGGCTACAGCATCCACCACAACCTCGGGCTGGACCGCGCGGTTGCCGAGGTCGAGGATGCCTACCGGCGCTGCATCGCCAACCGGGACGCCACGAAGGTCGCCTGCGAAATGATGGCAGCGAAGGCGATCAGCGAAGCGGACGCCCGGTCCTACTGGGACCGCATCCTGGGTGAGCCTCTGGCGCAGGATGAAACCGAGCGCAGCCGCGCCATGCGCGAGGAACGCGAAGCGAAGCGCCGCCGCCAGCTTGCGAGCATCTGGGTCAGCCCGACCTCGCAGACCGATGCCGCGCGCGGCACGGTGTACGGTGCCTTCCAGGCTGCGGTCGAGTGGATCGACCACGAAGCGCCTGCCCGATCCGCTGGAAGCCGCGCCTTCCGCGCCGTGCTGGGCAACGATGCGCGCACGAAGGCTGACGCCTGGACCGAGGCGCTGGTCCTGGCTGCTGCCTGATCCTCTGGCGATCCTGCCGCTTCCTGCCCACCGAGGCAGCGGATGGACCGCCAGCGGATCGCACCCCCTGCTGCCTGGAGAACCCCCCATGACCGACTGCCCGAAACTCACCGCCGACCAGCGCCAGCGCCTCGGCGCTCTGCTGCTCGCTGCCTGCGCCGACCGCGACCTGCTGTCGATCATCTACATGCAGAACGCCGACATGAAGCGCCACTGCGATCCCGAGGCGCTGGCGCTGGTCGCGCGCTACTGCGAGTCGGTCGCTGCTGAATCCACCGCCCTCGCCTCCGATCCCGCGCACGCCAGCCTGCGCGACAAGGCGCTGGAGAACACCGCCGCCTACCAGAGCGCCGCCAGCCAGCGCCACGCCATCCTGGCGAGCCTGCTGTGATGCGCCGCTTTGCCTGCGAGGCGCGCACCCTGCTGCCCTGGCTGCTGCTCGGGCTTGGCATCGGCGCGACCATAGACCTGTGCATCCGCTGGTGGCTGCCGTGATCGCCTGGGACCGCGCTCTGCCCTACCAGCGCCGCGCCTCGCAGACCATGCGGCGCGCGATGATGTTCCTTTCCTACAACCGCTCGGCGCTGGCCGATAGAGCGGTGCAGGATGCGCTGGTGAACCTCACCGCCATGTGCGCCAGCGCCGAGGTCCGCACCATCCGACCGAGCAGTCTCGGCATCAGGCGCGCACGCTCTGCCGATTATGAAGCGGCGCTGATGCAATGGGTTGACGCCATCGCTGCGTGGCGCGAGCGCACCTGGCTGGCTCGCCACGAACCTGCTGCTTCGCCTGCGCTTCGCCAACGCTTGCTGCTTGCCATCGCAGAGCAGCACAGTGGCGATGCAGCCGAGGGTGCGCGCATCGCTGCTGCCGTGCTTGAGGCGCTGCTTAACCCTCCACCGATGGAAGGAACCTAACCATGCCGACTCTGCGGGTTGATATAGATGAATCGGAAATCATCGACGCATGCGCCGATGAACCTGACATGATCACCGAAGCACTCGGGTTGCTGATGCGCCGTGAAAAGGAAGGAAGCCCGGCGCGACTGATGTATGCCGAGGCGGCGCGCGTGCTGGGTGGCGAGGGCGACGATCATCCCTGTCCGCTGATGATGGCGCAGCAGGTTGCGGCGCTCGACATCATCGATCGCGTATCCTTCGTGCGCGAACTCCTGCGCGAACTGCGACCCGGTGAGTTCGACGCCATGCTGCGCGAGGTGCTGTCATGAGCGAATACCACGCGCAACGCGCCGCTGCCTGGATGCAGGCGAACCCGATGACCATGCGAGCCTTCGAGGATTACGCCATGCACGCATGGGCTGCAGGCGCTCGGGTTGGTATCGCTTTGCTGGTCGAGCGTGTGCGATGGCTCGGAGTGGTCGAGCGCCGGGACGCTGCCGGGTTCAAGATCAACAACAACCATCGGCCCTACATCGCGCGCGAACTGATCCTCCGTCGCCCGATGCTGGCCGACATCATCGAAGTGCGCGAGGTTCGCCAATGATCCAGAATCCCTTTGATTGCGAGCGGATGCCATCTATTGATGCGGACATGCCGCCGCCATTCCACGACGAACTGCTGCACGCCTGCGAGGAAGAACGCGCGGCGCTCGAACCCATCACCCAGCCGGTCAGACCCGGCACTCAGGAGGACGCTTGAACACTTCACCCGCCATTGCCGCCATCGCTGCGGCGCTCGCTGCCGCGCAGGCAGAATTACAAAACCCGCACCGCAACCGAGAGGTCACGGTCCAGCCGCGCGAGGGTCGCGCCTACCATTTCTCCTACGCCACGCTCGACAGCATCCTCGACGGGGTTCGCCCCATCCTGGCGAAGCACAAGCTGGCGCTGGTGCAGACGCTCGAACTGAACGATCAGCGGCAGGCGATGGCAACCACGCTGCTGCATGCCAGCGGTGAGTGGATCGCAACCAGCGTCCCGATGACGATGGAGCGCACCGGCAATCAGGCACTCGGGTCTGCGATGACCTACGCTCGGCGCTACGGGTTAATCGCTCTGCTCGGGCTGGCTGCTGATGAAGACGATGACGCCAACGGAGCGGACGGGAATGAAGTCCAGGCGGCGCAGCAGCGCACGCCAGCGCCGCGCCAGCCGCAGCAGGCAGCGCCTCCGCAGCAGCCGCAGCAGCCGCAGCAGCCGCAGCGCCGCCAGATGACGGCAGAGCAGGCGAAGGAAGCCGCAGACGCGAAGGTTGAGTTCGAGCGCCTGACCGCCTCGCTCGCTGCGAAACTGGGTGCCGATGAAGCGGACCACCAGATCGGCGCACTTCGCAAGCGCAACGGCGACAACTGGCGCAAGACGCTGGCCGAGGTCCGTGCGCTGGATGAATCCACCCCGGCTGCGAGTCGCTAACATGGCGCAGCGCACCCGCTCATATGCTGCGGTTCTGGCTGGCATGCGCTCGCGCATGTCGGCAACGCCGACCGAGGAAACTCTGGTCGCCTGCCTGCGCGACATCCAAACCTGGGACTGCGACAAGTCCACGAAGGATGGCGCAGGCGATGAACTGCGCCGCTGCCTGCTCCACCTCCAGTCGAAGGCTCACCAGTGACCATCATCCACTCTGCACAGCTTGGCGACCGCGAGTATCACCGCACGCCGGGTATCACCTTCCACCGCCTGAAGGATTTCTTGACGAAGGGACCGTCCTATTACGAGGCGCGGTATGTCACCGGCACCATGCCGCCGCCGCCCGACTCCGACTGGGGTTTGCTCGGGCAGGCGTACCATGCCTTCGGTCTGGAAGGCGAGGAAGTGTTCAGGCAGCAGTTCGTCGCAGCGCCTCCGACCTACATGGGCAAGGAAGGCAAGGCGAAGGACGCGCCGCTCATCGAAAAACCGTGGAACTGGAACGCGACCTTTTGCCAGGAGTGGCGCGAGGCGCAGCGCAGCGGAGGCAAGCGGGTGCTGGATGCAGCCGACTACGATGCTGCGGTTGCCATCGGGCGGAACATGCGCGCCAACCCGCACGCTGCGCGCCTGCTCGGCTGCGGATGGTGCGAGTTGACCATCACCCAGCCCGAGCCTCGGTTTCCTGTCCCGATCATGGGTCGCATCGACTGGCTCGCCTCGACCAGCACGAAGACCAGCGATGCCTGGGCAATCGCTGATCCGAAGGGCTGCACCGACATCCATGATTTTGAACGCGAATCCATCCGCCTCGGCTACCATCGGCAGATGGCTTGGTATCGCAAACTGGTGCGCGATGAAATCGGCAAGCAGTTGCCGGTGTTCCTGATCGCTCTGGAAAAGGGGTGCATGCACCGGGTGCGACCCTATCAGGTTGACCCGGCGCTGCTCGACATGGCCGAGGAACAGAACGCGCGCGACCTCGACAAACTGGCCGATGCCTACCAGCGCAACCACTGGCCGTTGGATCACGACGAAGGGATGCGCGTGCTGATGGCTCCCGCCTGGATGACGAAGCGGGACGATGCGCTGCCCGAGGTCGCACCGTGGGAGGCTGGCACATGAGCAAGAACAAGCCGACCGCTGATGATCTGCTCGGTGCCTACAAGCATCGCAACGAGGCGCTGAATGAACGCCAGTGGATGAGCATGCAGGAGGTGGCCGACCATCTGGATGTCAGCAAGGACACCGTGCGCCGCCTGCTGTCCCGTGGGCTGCTGCGCTGCGTGAGCCTCGGCTACCGCACGAAGCGCATCGACCGCGCCGACCTCGACGCCTTCCTGGCTGGCAACCCATCCGATCGAAAGGAAACCAAGTGAGCGACCTGAACATATTCTGCGCGACCGCGCGCCTCACCCGAGACCCTGAAGTCCGCTTCCTCGCTGGCGACAAGCAGGTGGCGAAGGTCGGGCTGGCAATCAGTCGCGCCTTCACCAGCAACGGGCAGCGGCAAGAGGAAACCCTGTTCCTCGACGGCGAGGCGTGGGGCAAGCTGGCCGACATCATCGGCAAGTTTTGCACCAAGGGAAAGCAGGTCGCCGTGCGCGGTCGCCTCAAGCTGGACACCTGGGAAAAGGACGGCCACAAGCAGAGCAAAGTCAGACTTGTGGTTGAAGAACTGACATTGCTGGCGGGTGGCGATCGAAGCGCCGCGCCTGCATCCGATGGTGGCGAGCCTGCGGAACCTGCAGCGCCGCGCCGACCTGCTCGACCAGCGCAGAGTCGCGCCGCCTCCGAGGCTGAAGCGGATGGTGGTCGATTCGGTGGTGATGACGAACCACCGTTCTGATGACGATGAACTGCATGGGCTGGCTGCTCTTGCTTCCGAGCGCAGCCAGCCTATGCCCTTCGAACGCCAGCGCCGCACCGCTGGAGCAACCGAGCATGATCCATTCCTCTACTTCCCACGCATCACCAGATGCCGTTCCTCCAACCTGCCTGGGGTTCCTGGGTTGCGCCATGCTCGCATGGTTCGCAGGTTGGAGGGTGCGGCGGCATCTGGTGATGCGTTGGTCGCAGAGGTCTTGGGTCAATGCCTGATCTACCAAACTGGGTTCGCCTGAACCTCATATCGGTGCAGTCTGCTCTGCTGCGCCTGCCTGATGATTCAGCCCGTGGTCGCTGGTTCCTCTGGATGGTCCAGGGCGCAACCGGACAGGATGCTCCGTCCGATGATCCGGTCGCCTCCGCTGGTCATGCCTTCGGTCGCTCGCTGCTGACCGAGGCGGTCGCCTATCAACAGCAGGTCAGCGACCAGCGGCGCGGAGCGGCAAAAGCTCGGTGGGGTGATGCGGCAGCAATGCGACCGCATGCGGCTGCATTGCAAACGGATGCGGGTGCAATGCAAAACGATGCACAGTACAGTACAGTACATAACAAGACAGTACCAGCAGCAGCAGTTCGAGGCGCACCGGCTGCTGCCGCCGCTGCTCCCATGCCTGGAGGATCGCAGCCAGTCGCGCAGGCTTCCAGGCAGGACGAGGATTTGTTCCCAGATGGCTCCCAGGAGGGGGGCAAGCCTTTGCCTGCCCAGGATCGAACGAAACGCGACCCATCTCCTGCTGACCTGGGGGTTCTTTTCCCAGCATTGCTGGTCTATCCAGAGGACCGGCAGCCACTCGCAATCGCTCTGGTGCTGTACGGTCCCGATGCGGTGATGGCATGCCTGCGGAAACTCAGCGTCGAGGCGAAGGCGCGACCGAGGGGCAAGCACCGCATCCTGCTCGGAGAACTGACCGAGCGCCTGCGCCGCACGGTTGCGCTTGCCTCAGAGGACTATCAACGCGCCGGGCTTCCCGTTCCAGATGGCACTCCTTCCCAAACGATTCTTGACTGCATGACCCCCCACAACATTCAGGAAATGCTACGCAATGCCTAGATACATGAACGCCAAGTCATCCGATCTGCACGCCGATGCCGAGCAGAAAACGGTCAACATTTCCGAGGCTGAACTGGCAGCTGCAGCAGCCGCGCACAAGGTTCCGCTGGATCAGGCAGGACCGTGGGCAGAGCATGACCGCGCCTGCATCCGCTGGAAGCATCGGGTGTTCGAACTGCTGATGGACATGCTTTGCACTCCGACCCGCTATGCTGCCGCAATGGAAAAGCTGCGCCGCGCCAAGTACGTTCGCCCGAGCAGCCACGATTACATTGCCGCTTTCGACTCCGCTCTGGAATCGGTGCGCGCCGATCTGCTCGACATGGCACCGCATGGGCTGGGTGGGGTTTGGGTCACGAATGAAATCATGGGGCAGCATGGCAACCGGCTGCGCTTCGACATCATCCACGAACTCGCGTGCGGCGGCTGGCTTCCGATGCGACCGCCAAGCCCGAACGCCCAGGCTCGCAAGCGTGATCCGCAGACCGATGCAGAGCGGCAGGCACGCGCCGAAGAACTGGCAGGCACGCTATGAAATTCGGTGATCGCTGCCCCTGGTGCGGACACATCATGGAGCGCACGCAAACCATCAGCGTCAAGGCGAACGGCGAAATGCTGCACGCTCGCTGCGAGGATGTTCGTAACGCCAAGATCAGGCGCGACCGCAAGCGAGCGGATGCGCCGCCGCGACAGGCGACCGGCATATGAGCGCCACCGCTGACATTTCCATCCGAGGCAAAACCCGGCGCGACTGCCCTGCCTGCGGGTCAATGACGATGCGGATGGTCTGGGTTGAGCAGAGCGGACGAAGCTGGCGCGAGGTTCAATGCGAGTGCGGACACCATGCCGAGGTCAGCAAGATCGACCGCAAGGTTTACAGCATGCTCGCGCCAGAGGATGCGACTGCGCTGCGCTTCATCCTCGACGCCATCCAGCGAGCAGCAGACGCCGAGCGATGCGGTGACGATCAGTTGCGCCGCCACCTGCACACGCATGCGCTCGCTCATATCAACCGACTGCAACCAAGCCTGCGCCGCAAGCTCGGGCTTCCTCCCATCACGCAGGAGAACGCATGACAATCAAACTTTCCATCACCGTCGATCTGAACATTTCAGACCTGCCCGAGCCTCGACCGTTCGACATCGAACAGGGTGTGCGCCTGGGATGCCTGACGCTCTGCGATCCGATGGTTGACGAGGACGAAGGCGGCACCGGCATGAAGGACATCGAAGCACGGTGGCCCTGCGAATCGAACGAAGCAATGTCCTACTGCATCTGGTTCCACTCCTATGCTCTGCCCATGCTTGCCGCTGGCGGATGCCTTCGCATGCAGGTGCAGACTGACGAGGTGCGCGCCGGGCTGCATCAGGCGTTCCGAGGCGATGACCCGCGCGCCTTCCTGGCAATCAAACAGAACGCTCTGGCTGCACAGGCAGGCGCGAAGCTGGAAGCAATCAAGGCGATCGTCAACGGTGGCGACCATGCCTGATACCTACCACCTGTCCAAGATCGACGGCACTCCGTATTGCGGCTGCATGTGGAGTGGCGAAGTCCAGGCTCGCACCATTCCGAACAGCAAGGAACTGCCGAAGGACGGTCGCCTCTGCCTGCGGTGCAAGCGCCGCCTGCTCGGGCTTCCCATCACGCGCCGCATGAAGGCGCAGTCATGAGCGACCCCATCACCATGAAGGTTTCAGCGAGCGTTGATTTCACGGTCGAGCAACTTGCCGAGGCGTTCGCGGACATGGACAATCACCAGCAACTTCGGTTCATCCAGCATGCGGTCGCTCTGATGAACACGGTGCGTCCTGGCGCTGCCGATTACCAAGCCCTCTGGATCTGCAACGCCGACATGGATCAGGACACCCGCAACTTCCTCGCGTGCCTGGACGCCAGGGATGGCGCTGCTGATCTTGCGAGGTTTCGGCCATGAGCATCCCGCGACCAGATGGACTGCCGTCGCTGGACCTCCGCACGCCAGCAAGCAAGGCGACCGCTGACTGCCTGATGAAGACCCTTGACGAAACGCTAGCCGATCAATGCGCCGATGATACCTGTGAGATTGAACGGTTGCGCGACTCGCTGGCGCTGATGGCATCGCAGTCGGCGCAATACCTGCGCGAGCGGGACACGCTGCGCGCCGAACTCGCAGAGCAGGTGCGCCGAGTCGAGCAGGCGCGCGAAGTCTTAGCATTGAACAAACTGGACGATGCACGGCTGCGATTCTCTGGCATCGACGCAACCCTGAAGCGCACGACCCAAACGATGGCCGACGAACTCATCGCCAGCGAGGCGCGGAACGATGCGCTGCTCGCCAAGGTGCGCCGCTACCAATCTATTGCGCGCTCCATCGGTGAAGGGCTGCATGACATCCACTGGCCGACCGATGATGGAACCCGCGACTGGGTTGGCGAACTGTCCGTCTATCTGCGCGGCAATGCTGCCACGCTGCTGATGCTCGAACCAACCACCATGCGCTGCCTGCTCGCAGCGATCACCGAGGCGAAGGCTGAACAATGAGCCAAACCATCACCACCATGCCGGTGCGCTCGCGCCGCCTGTATCACAGCATGGATGAGCAGCGCCACCACTTCCTCGCCTGCCTGAAGCATGGTCATGTGATCGGCCCGATCACTCAGGCGCAGGCGGAACACGGTCACTCGACCGGCAAGGCTTGCCCAGCCTGCGCGGTCGAGGTGGTGCGCGTCAGCGCCGAGCAGATGGAACGCGCGCATGCCTGATCCAATCGCACGCCTCGCCGGGCAGATGGCAGTTCGTCATGGGCAGCATGGCGAGGCAATCGCGCGGACCCTGCTCGACCAGCATGGCGTCCGCTCGCTCTGGCGCATCGAAACCGGGTGGCGCATCCATCGGGTCAACGGCAGGATCGTCGGCGCGACTCCGCTGCGCGCGGTCCCTGGCGACTGGCGCGGCATCATGCCGGGCGGTCGATCGGTGATATGCGAGGTGAAGGAACGGCCCGAACGCCTGATCTGGTCCGACCTCGGAGCGCACCAACATGCGGCGCTGCAGGAGCATGCCGACCTCGGTGGTCTGTCGCTGCTCGCCTGGGTGTCGAAGCACCGCGCCTTCCTGCTGCCCTACCCTTGCCCAACGCTGGCACCCCGCCAGCAAGGACTCACCACAACCGCAGGCATCTTTCATGCGCTGCGAACCTTGGAGCTACGATGACCAGAGGACAGATGATCCACCGCCTGATTCACAACCGAGCGCAGGTGCTTGCCTGCCTCGAAGCAAACAAGTCGCTGCCGCACATCATGGACCGACATGAATCGCAAGCCAGGCGCGAGGTTGAAATCATGCTGAAGGAAAAGGTGCCGCCGCTGATCACGCGCGAACTGGAATCCCGCAGATGCGTCTAGCCTTCCTCGCTCTGCTTGCCGCTGCCGCGCAGGCAGGCGAGTGGGTTCCGGTCGAGGTGGTCGCCACCGCCTATTGCCCATGCTCCATCTGCTGCGGAGTGCGCGCGGTCGGCATCACGGCAGATGGAACGAAGGTGAGCGAGTGGCCATATGGTATTGCTGTTGATCCGCAACGCATCGCCTACAGCACTCCGATCCTTGTGCCGCATGGCGTCGGTTATCTGGACCGCTCGCGCCATGCCGACCGGGTATTCTACGCAGACGATACGGGCGGCATCATCAGGCGGCGCACCAGATCGACTGGCGTCATGCACATTGACCTGCGCTACCGATCCCACCAAGCTGCGAAAGCCTATGGCAAACGATCAATCACCGTGTTCATCTGGCGAGACTGACCGCCGCCTGCTCTGGCTGCTTGAGCATGCAGGTCCGCACCGCACTTGCGAGCTTGCCGAGTTCGTCGGCATCACAACTGCGGAGGCGGCGCGGCGCTTGTCGGTTCTAGCGCAGGCTGGTCTTGCGCGACGGTTCGAGTTCGCGTCATCTGAGAGGTGGTCCCTGTGCGCGCCGCCTGCGCCTTCGCTGCCGTGACCAGATCGGCAACGACAGAGCGCACGCCCAGGCGTTCTTGCACCTCGACCGCCTTGCGCTGAATCTGCTGCGCGACATCTGGCGCGACCTGCTCTGCCACGCTCGCCATTTCCACGCCGTACTGGACCACCGCCGCGCCGTGCTGGTAAAGCTGATGCGCCTTGCGGTCCATCATCCGGTCTGCCTTCGGAGCGAGGATGTTCCACGCGAGGTTGGCGACCATGCCGCCAGCGCCAGGAACGAAGCGGCAGAGTCCGAGCGCCGCAAGGCCAGCGCCAGCGAGCCAGCCGCCCCAGCCGATGCCGGTGGGCGGATCGCCTGCCGCTGCCTCTGCGTCCTTCCTTTCCTGCTCGACCGCCACTGGCTGCGGCTGACCCGCCTTATCGACCAGCGCCGATGCCGCGACGGCAGGAGCAGGCAGGTCGAGGTCGGCGGTCCCGGCGAACAGGCGCGCGGCTGCGGCTGCGAACAGGGTGTCGCGCGCCATCGCATCGCCTCGCACGGCAAGCGCCGCCTCGGCATCCGCTCGCGCCTGGGCAAGATGCGCCGCCTGTTCATCGCTGATGCGGGTGCATCCAGAAAAGAGGACCGCCGCCATGATTGCCAACGGTAGGAGGAACAAAACCCGGTGGGTCATGGCGGCGTGCCTCAAAGATCGGTGGTGTCTGGTTTAGCTGCAGTCGGGAACAGATCGGTTCCTTCGCCTGCGCGAACCGCTGGAACTGGCAGATCATCGGATGACGGAGGGGTGAAGGTCTGCGTCGGCTTGTCATTGATCGACATGCACGGTCTTGAATTGATTGCGTCGATCGCAGCCTTCAGGACCACATGCTGTTCGCGCAGGACTTGCGACTGCTCGCGCATTGCGCCGCCGAGCTTCATGCTGATGTCGCGTAGGACGCCAGCGTATTTCTCCGCGCGGTCGAGTCGGTCTTGCTGCAGTTCTTCGATGGTCGAACCCTGCTTCGATGTGATCGACTCCAGTTTCTTGATTCTGTCGGTCGTGGCTCGCCAGTAGGCGTAGCCAACCACGACCGCCGCTGCGATCGGGAAGCCGAACTGTTTCAGGATTTCGATGATGTCCATACTATGCGTTCGCCGATATGGTGATTGGTTTGTAAATGATAGCCTGTACCGCTATTGATGGCGACGACGCATGTCCTGTGATCACCGA